CACAGGCCCACATGAGGATCAAACCAAATTTGTCAAGAAAGGAGGTGATTATGAGAGGTGAACGAAACCAACGTTCAAGTTCCTCTTCTGTTCCGGAAGATATACTCAAAGATTTTGAGTTATTATCTTGGGCTCAGAAGACAATCCGATCTATCCCGCATTTACCATCTGGTGAATTACGTGATGACCTACAAGCCCGTTTATCTTCTTTATTAACTCGACAACCCTATTTTGATAGGATTAGTGAGTTGAAAGGAGAAATAAAGGACTTGAAAATTCAGGTTAAACAACTTGAATCTGGTAATGATCGGAATACTGTTCTTCTCCCCCAGGAATCACATGTTGTGAATTCGAGAGGAAGAGGAGGAACCACCTTGATCGTGTTTACCATCATAGTTCTCTTATTTGTCTTGACTTGGTTTCGATACTCCTGAATGTGGAGCCATCCTAAGACTTAAGGTCGGTACGTCACCGATCTGATGAAACCGTATCCTTAATAAGGAGTTAGGTTATGCTTACATTTAAGCATCATCAGGAAGGATTGACGCGTCGCCTGTGTGTTATTGGCATCCCGATGGTAGCAATTAAACCCCTTGTGGGTTTATTTGTTACTTGGGAGTCCTGTTCAGGTGTCGAGTGGACTATTAAGAGACTTAAGTCTCTTAAAGTAGATCTCATTCGACGCCAATCTAATTTGCCACCTCTCACCTGGGTTCGGAAAAACCGACGAGGTGATGTAGCAGGTATGATTGGTTTCCTGTTCAGATGGGGAGATAAATCTCCTGAAAATTTCAGTAAAGTGATTCAAGCTTTTATGGCTTATTCATTTTACATTCTTCCATCTCTCTCTGAGAGTCAGAAGAAGAAATTTTTGGAAGGTATCAACCCTTCTGAAGCTTCTGATGGTTTGGATAATAAATTCTTTCGAGAATTTACCAATTCCATTAGAGCAACTGTACAAAGGCGGGAGTTGACCTGTAGTCATCGTCCGCTAGCTGTTTATCAGGGTTCACCTGATAAGAAGGCCCCATCCCTCTTTGGTAGGAAAAGTAAATCACAGGATGAAGAAATCTGGAGTGATCTAGAATTCTTCAATACTCCTGCGGGTTTATCTACCTACTCCAAATATAGAAGCCTATATAGGCCTCTTTTGGAAGGTTTGGGTACCAGGCGTGATTACCTTGAATTCCAACATGAGAATTGGGTGAATACCCTAACTCATCATGGTCCTCAGGTAACATTTCCTATATTTGGTGGTCAAATCCACTTTTTACAGGAACCTGGTGGGAAGCTTAGATCTATAGCCTCCCCTCTCCGAATTCACCAAGAAGCACTTCGCCCTCTGGGCGAGGAACTTTATCGGTTAATTCGTCAGCTACCGTGGGATTGTACGCATAATCAAATGCATGCAATTCCTCACATTCAATCACACCTTGGCAAAGGTGGTCAAGTCCATTCAGTAGACTTATCCAGTGCTACTGACCATTTTCCACTTTCTTTACAACTTTGTGCTTTACGCACCATTATTGCAAAGAAAGATTGGCTTTCTATTGATCTTTTTGAGGAGATCAGTAGGGGTGTATGGAATTCTCCTTTGGGAGAATTATCATGGACAAAGGGTCAACCTTTGGGTTTATACCCAAGTTTTGCATCCTTTACCTTGACACATGGTTTATTACTTTACCATTTGAATGGTTGTCGTCATGACAACGAATTCTTTGTGGTAGGTGATGATGTAGTTATTCTTCGTGATAAGTTGAAGAATGACTATATTTCCATGTTAGATCGAATGTCCTGCCCTTGGTCTGCAGATAAATCAATCTCTTCCTTTGAACTCGCTGAGTTCGCTGGAAAGATTGTCACTGAAACTATGGTTATACCACAGCTTAAGTGGAGAAGGATGTCTAACGACAACTTTCTCGATATCTGTCGACTGTTGGGTAGGAAGAGCCGATGTCTACTTTCGGGTAGGCAAAAGAGAGTCTTTGATAGAGTTCAACACCTTGTTGAACCTATCGGTCTCAATTTTTCCAAACCAGGTGATAACCTGGTAAAGATGATTGAGAGGACTCTTGATTTTTACCAACCTGAAAAGGTAGTCTTAGGATCCCTTATGGGCCTAAGAAGAAGAATAAACAGATTTGTCTATTCTTCGGGTGAGGATTTTCGAGCTGATGAGCTTGAAAACCTTGCACTTACCTTTGACGAAAAGGTAAAATCAGTAATGTGCCAGACAGTATTTTCTCGTTGGGAGTCCTCAATCTCCCTCGGGCTAACTGCCTTGGCTACATTACCTGAGGCTCTTGATCTTAGACCAAGATTACCTCTTGAGATGAAGCAACCTTCTAGGTTGACAACCCTCGATAGGTATGAAAGTCTAATAACACACTAGACTGTC